CGCAGCCGCTACGACGAAGCCGTGTCGCTGCTCAAGAAGCTGGCCAAGCGCGAGATCACCCTGGGCATGCCCCAGGCGCCGACCTCGCGCATCAAGCCCAGCATCGATAGCGCCCCACGGCGTTGGCGCGGCCGGAGGCTGACATGAGCCTTTCGCTCAATATCGATGACGCTGGCGTCAGTCGCCTGGCCGCGCGCATCCGTGCGCTAGGTAATTCGCTCGGCAATCGCCGCGAGCTGATGGAAGCCATCGCCTTTGAGGGCGAAAACCAGACCCGTCGGCGCATCACCGTCGAGAAGGCGGCGCCCGATGGCACGCCATGGCCCGACTGGTCACCGGCCTATGCCGCCACCCGGGGTGCCGGTAAGGCGCTGCTGGAAGGGAGTGGCGACCTGGTCGACTCCGTTGTCAGCGACGCGGGCGAGGACTTCGCCGAGTGGGGCTCGAACCTGGTGTATTTCGCCATCCACAACTTCGGCGGTACCGAGGACATGGCCCCCGGCCCGGCCGGCATTCCTCAGCGCCAGATGCTCGGGCTTTCCGACGACAACGAGTCTGACATCCAGGGCATCGTCGATGACTGGATCGAGCGCCAAATTGAGGAAGAGCTATGAGCGGCGATATCGAAACCGTGCGCCAGGCGATCGTGACTAGCCTCGGCAACGCCTTGGGTAACCCGGTGCTGGTCGAGGCCCATGGCGGGCGCTTCGGTCGAGCGGAACTCGCCCGCTACAGCAAGCGCGCCCCGGCGGTATTGGTTGCCGCGATGAGCATGCCGGAAATACTCGACCAGCCGCGCCCTGGGCGCGCCAAGGTGCAATTTGCCGCCTTCGTGGTTTGCCGCGACGCCCCCTTGGAGCGGCGCGACACCCAGGCGCTGATTCTGGCTGAGGCGCTGGTGCGCCATATCACGGGCAATAGCTGGGGCCTGGCGAGTGCTCGGCGGCCCGAGCGGCTCAACGCCGAGAACCTCTACAGCGGCGAGATAGACAGCCTGGGTATCGCCATGTGGGCCGTCAGCTGGCGACAAGAGATCAACTTGAGCGCAAGAAGCGACGCCGCCGAGCTCGCGGACTTCGCCACCTTCCACGCCACCCACCAGGTCGGCGATGGCCCGGACACCGAGAGCCACCTCGAACTACCCACGGAGGAATCACCGTGACCGCTCAGAAAAACAAGCGCTACCTCAAGCCGGCCCGCACGGGCCTGGTCGTGCGCCAACCCAGCAATGGCCAGCCGCTGCCCGCCGAGGGCGCCTTTGTCGACTGGAGCGCCTACTGGATGCGCCGCATGGCAGATGGCTCGGTCGTCAAGGCGACCCCGCCCAAGCAACCCAAGGCCCCGGCGAAGACCCCGGCCACTGACCAAGAGGGCTAACCGATGGCTATCAGCTCTACCGTTTTCAACGACATTCCCGCCGCGCTGCGCCTGCCCGGCTGGTTCATCGAGTTCGACAACCGCCTGGCCGGCAATGCCGTCTTCCAGGGCAAGCTGCTGGTGATCGGCCAGCGCCTCGATACCGGCAGCCAAGCCGCCGGCGAGGCCGTGCGCGTGACCAACCCCGAGCAGGCCGATGAGCTGTTCGGGCGCGGCTCGATGCTTGCCGAGATGCTGCGCGCCATCAAGGATGTCGACCTCTACACCGAGACCTGGGCCATCGCCCTGGATGACGATGACGCCGCCGTGAAAGCCGAAGGCAGCATCGAGGTCACCCAGGCCTCAAGCGAGACCCGGCCGCTGCCGCTCTATATTGCTGGCTACCGGGTATGGGTGAGCATCGCCGCCGGCGACAGCGTCGACGAGATCGCCCAGGCCATCGTCGATGCCGTGAATGCCGAGAGCCGCCTGCCGGTGACGGCAAGCATCGATGGCACCACCACCAGCCAGGTCAATCTGACCTGCCGCTGGGGCGGTGCGACAGGCAATGACATCGACCTGCGCATGGCCGCCAAGGGCGAGCAGCGCCCCCAGGGCCTCGCGCTGACGTTCACCCAGCCGACCGGCGGGGCCGCCAACCCGGACCTGACCGTGGCCATCGCCGCGATGGGTGGCGAGTGGTGGAACTGGATCGCGCTGCCCTACACCGACACCACCAGCCTCGAGGCGATGGAAGGCGAGCTCGCCGACCGCTACGGCCCGATGCGCCAGATCGGCGGTCGCGCCTTTGCCGCGTTCCGGGGCAATCACGCCGATACCGCCACCCTGGGCAACGGCCGCAACGCGCCGCACGTCACCATCATGGGGACCAACCTGGTGCCGAGTCCGACCTGGCTCTGGTGTGCGACCAACGCCATCGTCGGCGCGCAGGCGCTGGCCATCGACCCGGCGCGGCCGTTGCAGCGCCTGGCCTTGCCGGGGCTGATGGGGCCCACCGAGAGCACGCGCTGGTCCGATCCCGAGCGCAATTTGTTGCTGTTCGACGGCATCGCGACCTACACGGTGGCCACCGACGGCACCGTGCAGATCGAGCGCCAGATCACCACTTACCAGGAAAACGCCGCCGGCATCGCCGACGATAGCTACCTGGACATCAACGTGCCCGAGACGCTCGAGCGGCTGCGCTTCGAGCAGATCAGCACCTTTGCCCAGAAGTACCCGCGCCACAAGCTGGCCGCCGACGAGGACCGGGAGTTCTACGACCCCAGCCTGCCGATCATGACGCCCAAGGTTGCGCGCACCGAGCTGCTCAACCTGTACCGCATCACATTCATGGGCGAGCGCGGCTGGGTGCGCGACTACCCGGGCTATGCCGAAAGCCTGTCCGCCAACATCGACCCCGACGACCCTGACCGGCTGAACATCGTCGATAGCCCGATGCTGATCGGCCAGTACCGCGTCCACGCCCAGCAGACGCGCTTTCGTCGATAAGCGCCATATAACCCCCCGTTAACAGGAGGCTAAGCCCCATGAGCGGACAGATTACCGGGATCGCCACCATCCGCGTCGATGGCCAGGAGTACCCCAGCGAGCGCGGCGCCACGCTGAACCCTGGCGGCGTCAATCGCAACACCAAGATGGCCGGCAAGCGGGTGTTTTACAGCGAAGAGCCGGTCGCGCCGACGCTACAGGCCACCGTGCTGCACACCGCGGACATGGATCTGATCGAGATCAACAAGATCCGCAACGCCAGCGTGCTGTTCGAGGCCGATAACGGCCAGGACTACATGCTGACAGGCGCCTTCGTGACCGCCCCGGCCGAGCTCAACAGCAGTGAAGGCACCTTCCCCCTGAACATGGCTGCACGCACCTGCGAGAGGATTTAACCCATGGACGATTCCCTGCAAGACCAGATCGACAACATCGAGCTGACCGACGACGAGCAGGCCCGCATGGATGACCAGGGCGACGCCCTGGTCATCACCCTGGTCGAGCCGCTGACCTTCGTTGCCAACAAGTTCGATGGCGAGCGCACCGTCGAGACCCTGCGCCTGCCCAAGAAGGTCAAGGGCAAGCACCTGAAGAAGATGGACCAGGCGTCTGGCGAGATCGGCAAGGGCCTGGCGCTGGTCGCCGCCCTGGCCGGGGTGCCGGCCAGCGCCATGGACGAGCTCGACGCCCGCGACATGGACCTGTGCCTGGTGGCAATCGAGCCTTTTTTGCCCAAGCGCCGCAAGACTGGGCGGCGCTGATACGCGCAGTGGCAGTCAGCTTCACCGGCATCAACCCGGTGGAGCTGCTGGAGATGGATCTTGACGACCTCACCTGGTGGTACCGACAGGCCGAGACCCTGGCAGACGAGATGAAGGCGAACCATGGCTAACATGACGACCTCGATAGTGATGGAGCTGGTCGACCGGGTGACGAGCCCGGTTCGTCGCATCCAGCAGTCGCTGTCGGGCCTCGCTCGTCGGGCGGGGCTCGACCGCCTGACAGGGGCCGTGCGCCGGGTCGGCAACGCCATGAGTGGCGCCGTGGGCAAAGCCCGCGCCCTGGGCGAGCGCATGGTGATCATGGGCGGGCTGGCGGCCGGGGCAGTGTGGGGTGTGGAACGCCTGGTGTCCGGCGTTACCGATGTCGGTACCTCGGTGAAGGAAAGCGCCGAGCGGCTGAGCGTGGGTACCACCTGGCTCCAGGAATGGATGGCGGTCGGCAAGAAATTCGGGGTGGGGAACGATGCCCTGGTCGACGGCCTGAAAGAGCTCGCCATGCGCGCCGACGAGTTCGTGATGACCGCCGGCGGCCCCGCCGCCGAGGCCTTCGGGCGGCTGGGGATCGGCGTCGACGAGCTGCGCAAGACCGGCGGCGATACCGCCGCCATGTTCGACCTGGTGCGTTCGCGCCTGGGCGGGCTGGAGAACGATGCCGCCCGCCAGCGGGTCATGGATGAGATCTTCGGTGGCCAGGGCGCCGAGCAGATGGTCGAGATGCTCGGCGCCACCCGCGAAGAGATCGAGGCCATCATGCGGGCCGCGCGCGAGCGCGGCTCCATCATGAGCCCCGAAGAGATCGAGAACTCACGGGAATACAACCGCGAGATGGGCAGCTTCCGCGACTCGCTGTTCGGCATTCAGCGCACGGTCGTCGGCGACCTGCTGCCCGCCATCAACGACTGGCTGGACCGCATGCGCGAGCTGGCCACCGCCAATCGCGAAGCGGTGGCCACCGAAATCGTCGACGGCATCCGCGATATCTGGGGTGGAATTAAGCGCATAGGCGAAATCGTTGGCTGGGCGGCAGAGAAGGTTGGAGGATTTGGCAATCTACTTCTCGTGCTGGCTGGCCTGTTATCGCTGACCTTCGTTGCTGCCATTGGCCAGGCCCTTCTTGCGCTGAGCAGTTTGTCCGTAGCCCTCCTGACAACCCCCGCAGGGTGGTTTCTGCTGGCTGTCGGATTGATCGCCGGTGCCGCCTATCTGATCTACAAGAACTGGGACGGCATCAGCGCCTGGATCGGCGATATGTGGGACTCGATCACCGCCTTCTTTGACCAGGGCATTCTCGACATCACCCTGGCGATCCTCTCCTGGACCCCGGCGGGGCTCTTCCTGCGCGGCATCGATGCCGTCATCGAGGCCTTCACCGGCACCTCGCTGATCGACACCGGGCGCGAGTGGATCGGCGGGCTATGGGACGGCATCCAGGAGACGTGGGCGTCTACCACCGCCTGGGTCGATGACAGCCTGGTGCGTCTGCAAACGGCCTACGCCAATTTCTCGCTGGTGGACACCGGGCGTGACCTGATCAGCGGCCTATGGGACGGCATCGAGGCGCGCTGGGACCAGCTGACCGCCTGGCTCGACCGCAAGATGCAGGATCTCACCGGCTGGCTGCCCGATTGGGCGCAAGACGGCCTGGGCCTGAAGGGCATGGGGGCGCCGGCAACCGGCGGTTCGCCCGCTGCGGCCCTGGGCGCGCCGGTATCACAGTCGGGTGGCAATGTGCTGGGCGTGCAGGATCGCCGCACCGAGGTCGGTGGCGAGCTGCGGATTGTGATCGATTCGGAAGGCAGGCCCCGGGTCGCCGAGGTGCGTCGCGATGGGGCCCTGGATTTCGATGTAGATGCCGGCGTGCTGGGGATGAACCCGTGATGAAGGGGCGTTACTCGCCTGCCTGCCTCTTGAGGGCCTTGTTCTGGAGCATGGCCATGTTGATGCAGGCGGTCATGAATACCCCGCCGATGACAGGAACGCTCCAATGCGCACCATCAAGACCAACATAGATACCGATGCCAGCAATGAGGCCTACAGCCAGGCTGACGTAATCGCGAGCCCCGAAGCGGAAGCGCTTAAGCATTTTCATGAGCAACCTCTGGTTTCGTCCATGCGTACCTCAAGGAGCCTAGCACAATGAGCTGGCGTGAGCGTATCGACCCCGAGCTTACCGGCGAATTTCGCGGCGTGCCCTTTCACGTCGAGCGTGCCGACACCACCGGCGGCCGTCGTTGGCTGATCCACGAGTACCCGCGCCGGGATCGCCCCAATGCCGAAGACATGGGCCGCAAGGCCAAGGAATGGCGCCTGGCGTTCTTTGTCGCCGGCGATGACTACGACCGCGAGCGTGACGCGCTGATCAAGGCGCTGGACGCGCCGGGGGCGGCCACCCTGGTGCACCCCTATCTGGGCACCTTCTCGGTGGTGGCCACCGACCCGCGCTGGAGCGAAAGCACCCGCGAGGGCGGCGTCTGCAACTTCCAGGTGACCTTCGTTGAAGCGGGCCAGGAGACCTACCCGGCCACTGCGATCGACACCCAGCGCGAGGTGAGAAAGGCCGCCGATGCCCTGGAGCAATCGGCCATCGCCGACTTCGCCGATAAGTGGAGCGTCGAGGGGCTGCTTGGCGTCTCGCTGACCGCCGTGGAGCGCGACCTGCGCGCGGTGATGGATGGCCTGGATGAGACCGTCGGCGGCATCGCCGACGAGATCGCCAGCGTGATCCGTTTTCCGAACAACATCGCCGGCATCGTGCTGGGGGGCTACAACCGGCTGCGCAATGCGGTGCTGCGCCCGGTGAAGGCGCTGGATCTCTACAGCGGTAACAGCGTGCTGGCCAACAACGATAGCGGCGGCGGTGGCCGGGTGCGCCTGACCCCGGGCACCCCGGTGCGGGCGGCTCGCCTGCTGCGCGATACCGGTACCAGCGGCGACGGCGTGACCCCGCCGGTCGCCGATACCCCGGAGCGCACCCAGCGCGCCGGCAATACCGTGGCCGCCCAGCGCCTCAATGGCCGTTCGGCGGCCATCAGTGCCGCCCGGCTGGTCGCCGAGACCGATTGGCCCAACCGCCAGGATGCCGAGGCCGCCGGCAGCGACGCGCTGGCGTTGATCGATAGCCAGATGACCACCGACGAGCCGATCAGCGATGCGGTCTATGCCGACCTGGTCACGCTGCGCTCGGCGCTTACCAGCGACCTGCGCACCCGCGCCATCGCGCTGCCGGGCATTACGACCTACACGCCACAGGCCACGCTGCCGGCGCTGGTGGTGGCCCACCGCCTGTATCAGGACGCTACGCGCGCAGACGAGATCGCCGTGCGCAATAACGTGGCCCACCCCGGCGCCCTGCGCGGCGGCATGGCGCTGGAGGTGCTCAGTGATTGATCCAGTGACGCTGCAAATTGGCAGCCAGCGCCACCAGGGCTGGCAAGAAGTGCGCATCCGTTTGAGCCTCGAGCAGATCGCCGACTCGTTCGAGCTGACCCTGACCGAGCGCTGGAGCGAGGCCGGCCCGGTGCGCCCGGTGACCCCGGGCGAGGCATGCACAGTAAGTGTGGGCGATGACCTGGTGGTGACCGGCTACCTGGATGAGGTGCTGCCGGACTACGACGCCGAGAGCCACACCATCGTCGCCCGGGGCCGCAGCCAGGCCGCCGACTTGATCGATTGCAGCGGTACCGATAAGCGCTTCGACGGCCAGACCCTGGTGCAGATCGCCACAGCGTTGGCGGCGCCCTATGGCATCGAGGTGATCGACACCGTGAACGCGACCAAGCCGTTTCGTGCCTTCGCCCTCGAGGACGGCCAGCCGATCGCCGAGGCGCTGGAGCGTGCCGCGCAGATCCGGGGCGCCCGCATCGTCAGCGATGCCCAGGGCCGGCTGGTGATCGTCCATGCCGTGCAGCGCGAGATCCGCACGCCCCTGGCGCTGGGCGTCAATATCCGTAAGGGGTCGGGCGTGTTCAGCGACCGCGACCGCTTCAATGAATACATCGTCGAGGGGCAAACGCCCGGCGACGACAACTGGAATGGCGAGCAGGCGGCGAGCCCGCGCGGCAGCGCCATGGACCCCCGGGTGCGCAAGCCACGCACCACCCTGATCGTCTGCGACACCCCGGCCGACGGCGCCGACTGCGCGGCCCGCGCCGAGCTCGAGGCACGCATGCGCTGGGCCAAGGGGCGTGGCGTGACCTACACGGTTGGTGGCTGGCGGCACGAGCAGGGCGTCTGGCGCCCGGGCGACCTGGTGCCGGTGCGCGATGCCTATCTGGGCCTCGATGAGCTGCTGCTGATCAGCGATGTGCAGCTGATCGAGGACGACCAGGGCCGCCGTGCCGAGCTGCGAGTAGCACCGCCGGCGGCGTTCGAGCCGGTACCCATCCCCGAGCCTCAGCCTGAAAGCACCGGCGGCGCTACCGGCGTGCCTGCCGGCTGGGGGTGGGAATGAATCAGCGTATGGCACAGCGCCTGCTGGGGCCGGTTTGGCGCCGCATTCGCCTGCTGGTCAGCCGTGGCGTGCTCACCCTGGTCGACGACAGCCTCAAGCTCCAGGGCGTGCAGGTCACGCTGCTGGGTGGAGAGCCAGCGCGGGCCGAACGCTTCCAGGAGTACGGCTACACCAGCCACCCGCACCCCGGTGCCGAGGCCATCGTGGCCGCCGTGGGTGGTGCCCGGGCGCACCTGGTGGCGCTTGCCGTCGATGATCGCCGGTACCGGCCCAAGGGCCTGAAGGCCGGCGAGGTCTGCCTCTACACCGACGAGGGCGACGAGATCCGTTTCAAGCGCGGCAGGATCATCGGCGTCACCGCTGGCAGCGAGCTCCAGGTCACTGCGCCCAAGGTCACGGTCACCGCCAGCACTAGCGTGACGCTGGACACCCCCAAGGTCATCGCCACCGGTGACATCGAGGCCGCCGGCCAGGTACGTGATGGCGTGGGCTCGATGCAGGGCATGCGCGACACCTATAACGGCCACGATCATGACGAGAACGACAGCGGCGGCCCGACGGATACGCCTAACCAGGGGATGAGCTGATGGACATCGCGCTGCGTTATGACCCGGAAAGCCAGGTGTTTGACCTCGCCCTCGATGACGGCGAGTTGGCTGCCGATGAGGGCCTGCAAACGGCGGTGATCCTGTCGCTGTTCACCGATCGCCTGGCCGACGATGACGACCGCCTGCCCGATGGCCGCGACGACCAGCGCGGCTGGTGGGCGGACGCCTACAACGAGCGCCCGCATGGCTCGCGCCTCTGGCTGCTCAGCCGCGAGAAGACCGAGGAAGACGTGCTGCGCCGGGCCAAGACCTACGCCGATGAAGCGTTGGCCTGGCTGATCGAGGACGGCATCGCCGCCGAGGTGGTGGTCGAGGCCGAGCAGCTGCGTCGCGACACCCTGGGCCTGCGCGTGCTGATCCAGCGCGCCGATGGCGAGCGGGTCGAGCAGCAATACGAGTACGTGTGGCGCAACGCCGCTTAACCCGGATTTATAGGAGCCACACATGGCGTTTAAACGGCCCACACTGCCCGAGCTGCTAGGGCGCATCGACCAGGACGTGCTGTCGCGTTTGCCGGGCACCCAGGCGGCCCTGCAAACCCGCCTGACCCGGGCAATCACCGCCAGCCAGGCGGGCGTCACCCATGGCCTCTACGGCTATCTGCAATGGCTCGAGCGGCAGTTGTTCCCCGAGACCTGCGATGACGAAAACCTGCACCTGCACAGCGCCGGCGTGCCGCGCCGCCAGCCGGCCAAGGCCACTGGCAGCGCCGATGCCACCGGCACCGACGGCGCGGTGATCATCGAGGACACCCGCTTCCAGAAGGATGGCCGCGAGTACGCCACTACCGCCGAAGTCAGCATCACCGCCGGCACCGCCAGCCTGCCTCTAGCGGCTGTAGAAGCCGGCGTGGCCGGTGATCAACCGGCTGGTGCCGAGCTCTCCCTGGTCTCACCGATTGCCGGGGTCGATAGCACCGCCGTCGTCGACACCGATGGCCTGGCCGGCGGCGCCGACCTGGAGACCCATGCCAGTTGGCGTGACCGCATCCTGAGCCGCCGCGCCCGCGTGCCGCGCGGCGGCGCCATCGGCGACTGGGAAGGCTGGGCGCTCGAGGTGCCGGGCGTCACCCGCGCCTGGGAAGTGCCGCTGGGCATGGGGCCCGGCACGGTCGTGGTCTACATCATGGCCGACGACGCCCCGGACGGGCCGCTGCCGAGCCAGCAGCTGCTCGATGCCGTCTTCGACTACATCACCACCAAGAAGAACGTCACTGCCCATCTCTATGTCGTGGCGCCGATCGCCGTGCCTTTCTCGCCGGTGCTCTCGGTCACCCCGGATACCGTCGAGACCCGCGCTGCCGCCTCGGCGAGCCTGCAAGATCTTGTCGAGCGCGAAGGCGAGCCAGGCGGCACCCTGCTGATTTCGCGCATTCGGGCCGCGATCAGCTCGGCAGGCGGCATCGATGATTACGACCTGAGCGACCCAGCCGCCAATGTGACCTACACCGCCGGCCAGCTGCCAACCTGGGGAGGTGTGCAATGGCCTACCTAAGCGCAGACGGCTATCGCGCCTCGCTGGCGGCCCTGGCGCCGCCAGGCCTGGCGCTGCCCGACGACCTCGACAGCCGCTGGCAGCGCCTGCTGTCCGGGCTCGGCCAGGAGTTCGCCCGGGTCGATGCCCGCGCCGACGACCTGCTCGCCGAGGCCGACCCGCGCCGCGCCATCTACCTGTTCGACGAATGGGAGGCGAGCTACGGCCTGCCCAGCGACTGCGCCCCGGCAGATCAAAGCCAGGCCGACCGCGTTATCGCCCTGATCGGCCGCATCGTCGGCCAGGGCGGTATGCGAGCCGCCGACTACATCGCCCTGGCCGAGGGCCTGGGCTACCCCGGCACCCAGATCGTCGAGCCGCGCGAAGCCACCGTCGAGGTCAATACCGCCACCGGCCACACCGGCGCCGTGATCGGCGACGACCTCAACGGCCAAGCCTGGGAGTCGACCTGGCGCGCCCTGATCCCCGGCGGCGTGGTGCGTGAATCCGTCATCGACGAAGCCGTGATCGGCGATCCCCTGCGCAGTTGGGGCGACGAACTCATTGAATGTGTCCTGCGTGGCGCCCGCCCCGCATGGCTGATCTTACAAGTGGGCTACCTGGAGGAATAAACCGTGGAGAAGATTGGAGCCTTTGTAGACGCCGACCGCGTCACCGCCGATGGCGAATGGCGCCCCGGCGACCCCGCCATCGGCCAGAAAGCCACCCCCCTGGCATCGGGGTGGTTCAACATGCTGCAGCGCGAGCTGCTCGCCGTGCTGGCCGATGCCGGAATGGACCCGGATGTGGCCACTGAGGATCAGCTGCTCGCCGCGATCCGGGGTTTGTCTCCTACCGAGTCACTGCCGGGTACGATCAAGCGGGCCAGCGAAGCCAAGGCACTGGCTGGCGAGGACAACAAAGATGCGATGACCGCACTACGGGTGTTTCAAGCGTTTTCACAGTTTGGCCTCGGCAACCAAGTGGTTGCGACAGAAATTGATGCCGGCGCCGAGGCCTATTATCCGGCGGGCACCTACATCACGCCACTGTTGGACACAATGACCGATGTTCCATCGGGCCTGGCAGATAGGGGCGTATTGATCGTCGATGGTGGCAATGGCGGTGTGCTGCAAGTGCTGGTCGCAAAACAGGAAAAACGTCTTTTCTATCGTATCGCGTTCAACCAAAGCAACATCGCGGGCACTGCGTGGTTCGAGTTTGCGGACAGGGCGTGGGTGGCTGAGCAGATCAGCAATAAAATTGCCACACAACAAGAGACAGACGCAGGTAATAACGATCAAAAGTTCATTACTCCGAAGAAACTGCAGGCATGGGTAAAGCAAGCCACCGAGTCAGTTCTTGGGATGATGAGGGTCGCCACCCTTCTGCAGACTGAAACAGGCGACGATGATACCACTGCTGTAACGCCGAAAAAGCTGCGGTGGGGTGTTTCGTACAGCAGAGGAGAAAACGGATATGTCGCGCTGCCTGGCTGGTTGGGCGGTATCATATTCCAATGGTCAGGTATTATTATCGCCTCTGGCTCGACAGTGCAGGCGACCTTGCCTATGGCACTAACCACACAGCTTTACGCAGTGGTTGGCCAGGAGCATAGCTCCACGACTACCGGAATAACCGTATCCGTTGATCAGGACAGTTACTCGACCACTGGTTTCTCAGTAAAAAACACAGCAAGCAATAGCGTGAAGTTCTTTTACTTTTGCGCCGGAAAATGAGGTTAACATGTTTTTATATAGCTATGAAAAATCCTGTTTTTATAACAGTGACATACATGGAAACAACACCCCATCCGACGTAGTCGAGGTAAAAGAGGAAGAGTACCAAAATTTATTGTCTGGACTCTCCAGCGGTTACGTTATTGTCGCCGGTGGTGATGGTTATCCAGTTCTCGCCGACCCGCCGCCAGTGACCATCGAAGACCTGGCTACCCAGCAGCGCGCCGCCATCGACACCGCTAGAGACGCTACTTTCGCCGCCGGCATGCCCTACACCCTGCCTGATGGTAGCGATGACGTGGTGCAGACCCGTCCAGAGGACAAGACCAACTTGCTGGGCCTGGCGGTGGAGGCCCGCGACCAAAAGGCTGCCGGCGAGACGGACGCTGTCATGGAGTTTCGCGGCGAGTCTAACGTGACGCATAACATGACCCCGCAGCAGATGATCGACCTGACCAGCGCCGCGCTGGGCTATATCAAGCAAGTCTATGCCCAGAGTTGGGACCGCAAGGACCAGATCGACGCTGCCCTCGAGGACGAGGCTCTAAGCGATGCGGACAAGCGAGCGGCGATTGAGGCCGTCGACTGGTAGGAAACCGGGCTAGAAAGAAGAGGAGCGACCGCCAAGGGTGTTGAGTCCCCTTGGTTCCGTGATACAGGTGGTGCTCACAATCCTTGGATGGAGATGAATGAATGATCGATGGACTGTACGCCGTGCACTTCAGGACGGCAGGTAACGAAGGAACGGGCGTGGTCTCAGTGGTCAACGGCTCGGTCAATGGTGGGGATGCCGGTTACTCCTACCAGGGGCAGCTAACTGAAACTGGCCAAGGAGTTAAGAGCACCTTGACCGTCGCAAGGTATAACCCGAAGACCGAGTCCATTTTTGGCCCTGCTGAAAGCTTCGAGCTTGAGGTCAGCGGCCCCACCAGCGATCGGAGCTTCGAGCTCTCTGGCAACGTCAAAGACAGCCCGGCCCACAAGGTCGATATCAGCGGCCACTACCTGAAGCCACTGGTGTAGCGCTACCCCGTAGGCATCCCATGACGGCCGGTTAACACCGGCCGTTTTCGTTAGGATGGCCATCCACGGCACATATACCAGGAGATCACCATGGAAGTCGGAACGGCCGTAGTCTCCGTCAGAGCTGCCATCGAGGCCGCCAAATCAGCCAAAGATGTCAACGACCCAGCAGAGATCAACGCGGCGATGAGCGAGGTCATGGAGAAGCTAGCCATCGCGCAATCGGATCTAGTGTCTGTAATTGCGCATCAGCAAGAGCTAGCCGAGGAAAATCGCCGCTTGAGGGATTGCCGGTTCGAGCGCTACCGCCTCTGCAAGACCCCAATGGGGCACTTCATCTATAAGCTCAAGGAGGAGCACGTCTCAGAGGATGAGGTGGCCCACGCGATATGCGTCAAGTGTCGAGAGAACGGCCGGCTCTCGATCCTTCAAGAGGAGAGCTACGCGTACATCTGCCCAACATGCGATCACACAGCCGATATCGAGGACTACATCGGCTACCTCGAGGACCTAGCTCCTGACAGTGCCTAGCGCTAGGCCCAGCAAACACTGTTTAACAGCCGGTTAACCCGGCTGTTTTCAGTTGTGGCATAGCACTTCCACAACGCTACCTAGTGGCCCCGCCCATGTCGTGACGACACCATGGACGCGATACCGATTTCGCCAACTCAGGGGTGCCGCCATGAACCGAATCGACCTAGTGATTACTCTGCTTGAGCTTGCCGCTCGCCTACTCGAAGTCTTCTGCCAGGTGTTGACGCTATGGCCTAGCGGCGCTTGAATCCGTCTATCTCATACCTAGTGGCTCAGCGTCGCAATTTATGCGGCGCGCTACAGCGAAGTTGCCGCGGATCAGCAACCAATCAGCAACCACACATTGATGGAAAGCGAGCCTTGGTTACATAACCACCTGATTTCATTGGTGGGCCCAGTAGGACTTGAACCTACGACCAAGGGATTATGAGTCCCCTGCTCTAACCAACTGAGCTATAGGCCCTTATCAACGCGGGCGTATGATAGCGAATGCCGAGAGGCAAGGCCATAGCTACTGGCCTTGCAACGGACCGATCGCTTAGAAGAGGATGCATAGGCCCGACCTCCCCTGGCCACTAGAAGAGACCCCATGTTCCTACTGATCGGCTTTGCAGTGCTATCCATCGGCATTTCCTTCCTCTGCTCGTTGCTCGAGGCGGCGCTGCTCTCGATGACCCCGAGCTACGTGGCCCAGCTACGCGAGACGAATCCCAAGCTGCACGAGCGGCTCAATCGTCTGAAGCGGAACATCGATCAGCCGCTGGCCGCCATCCTCACCCTGAACACCATCGCCCATACGGTGGGCGCCACCGGCGTCGGCGCTCAGGTCACGGTGGTGTTCGGCGAGGCGTGGCTGGGTATTGCCTCGGCGCTGATGACACTGTTGATCCTGTTCGTCTCCGAGATCATTCCCAAGACCATCGGCGCCACTTATTGGCGGCAGCTCGCCGGCATGCTGGCCACCACGCTCGATGCGATGATCTGGTGCCTCAAGCCATTCATCTGGATGTCCGAGCAGATCACCAAGCGTATCGGCAAGGACGCCGTGGATACCGATATGCGCGGTGAGATCAAGGCACTGGCCCAGATCGGTCAGGAGGAGAAGGCGCTCGATCCAGATGAGACGCGCGTCATCACCAACATCCTCAACCTGCACGATATCCAGGTGAAGGGCGTAATGACGCCGCGCACTGTTTCGGTGACGGTGATGCCAGGCATGACGGTAAAAGAGTTTGACGATCAACTCGGCCGCTCGCCCTTCACGCGCTTCCCGGTGATGGATGGCGGCGAGCAGGCGCTGGGCTACATCCACAAGGCCGATACCTACCATGCTGACGACGATGCCGACCTCAAGACGCTGATGCACTCGGTGCAGACCATTCAGGCCGAGGACAACGTAGAGCAGGTGTTCACCATGATGGTATTGGGCCGTCAGCACCTGTGCGTGGTTTACGACGACCTCGGCACCTGGGTCGGCCTCATCACCCTGGAAGACATCATCGAGACGATTCTGGGTCAGGACATCGTCGACGAGACCGACAACGTGGCCAACCTACGCAAGTACGCCCGCCAGCGCTGGACCAAGCAGCTCAAGAGGCAGGAGACGCGCTAA